CCGTGAGCCACCCCTGTATGTTGGTGTATGAAATTTCGATTGTACTCTGGGGAAAAATACCTAAACTCTCGGTCGCCTAAACTAAGCGCGCCTTTAGGTGTCCATCTAACCGACGCCAAAAGCGTCTCGCCAGTATCATCCAAGAACAATTCCTTGACCCATCCCGCAGCCTCACGCGTTTCATGGTCAAAGTCTATGCTTAGGTCGATACCAGTTACCTCGTTATCGAAATTATCTCTAAAACTAATTAAGTCGGCCTTGGTTATTTCAACCTTGCCGAAGTTGGGGTGAAACCCATCAACGACTTTAGCGAACTCTATAATATGCGGCATGTCCGCTGATAACTTAATGCTATCATCGTTTAATACTTTAAAACAAAAGTCTGGTTTCTTCTCGTCTGCAAAAAAGAACGGGTTATCGCCACTCATTGGTTTAAGTATTCCGATCACTATTTTAATGCCGTCTCTTATTTGTAATGTCTGTACTGTGCTATCAATGAAGCCAGAAATATCAAACATATCTGCAACGAAGTCTTTATCGTCTTCTATTTTTAACTCACCAAAGAAATGCGCGCTTAAATAATCATGCACTTGATCGGCGTTATCGAAAACGCTCTTATCAAAAACAAACGACTGAATTATAGCGCCGGGGTCAACGCCCTGGCCCTCTAGAAACTTATCGACCTCGTCTTTATCGTCTAATATTTTTTTGTCCATTAAAAGTTCTTTTATTAAGCTCATTTATTCCCCGTCCTTAAATGTTATTGAGTCGGTCACTGCACTGAGGTTTTTCGGTACGCCCGTTACGTCTGGGTTACTGCTAGAAGTTTTTAAGTTCGCACTAAGATATGATTTACAGTTGTGATGTAACGGCGGCTGGTATCTTGATATATCTGGGTCGTCTACATTATACGTAGTGCCCGCAAGTGCTGTGCAAATATCCGTCTCAGGTTCAAAGTTATTAAACGTATAAGACGCGATAGACTTTGAGATCTCCTCGTCTAGAAGAAACGTGTTTCTAGTTTCGTTAACCATAGTGGCCGCGATGTTCGCAGAGGTGTTATCTTTAGTACCTGAATTAATAGAACCATTCGCGGCTTGTTTTAAGTCAGCGCGTAGAACATCAATGTCATTCGTTGAACTCTCACTAGATGTAAATTGAAATGCGACAGTATCGGCAATATCGCCGGCCTCTTTATCAGAAATTTGACCAGCAGTGTTCGCTATCAATATTTGAATACGTTTCGGCAATTTACTGAAGTCGTTAAACTTAAAGTTATCTGCGTTTTTAAATTCAGCACGAATAGAGCCCATATCTGACGATAGTTTAACATCGACAGCTGCAGGTACTTCGCTCTGAACCATATTCATTGATTTACGAGCGGCATTCGTTAACTCGGCTCTTAATTCCTTACGGAAACTTGCGACACCACCTATTTTAACACCACGAGGCGCTTTGAGTTTATCCTTGTCGCTAAGGTTTTTATAATTATTAAGAACGTCGTTAATATACTTATCAGATATATTCTTTAAGTTTTTTCTAATTATATCAACTAATATTATTTCTTCAGTGGCGATGAGCGTCGCAGGATTTTCTTTGGCCTCGACCTTCGCCTTAGTTTCTATAGGTTTACCTGTGTTTTTGTCCTCTGATATAATATGAATATGTCCGGGTTCGTTTTTTTCTGTTTTAGTTCGACCCTCGGCGTTGCCGTTAGCATCTAATAAATCATGGTAATGTTTTTGGCCCCTTGCGATCGCAGGACCGGTACCCTTATGTGAATGCCCGACGTTATCGGCTAGCTTAAATTGTTTATTTTCGCTATCACTATCGCCGTCACTATCAGTAATATTATCGTCACCATTTTCGGACTGTTCGGTATTATCGTCTGCACTATTGTTACCATCGCCTTCGGACTCCTGGTTTTCAATCATTTCGCCTTCGATCTTTGGCGGTAACTTATGAACTTTACGGACGTGGTCTTCTAGACCCTCGTCTGCATGGACAATACCGGCTGCACTGTAACCAGTAATTATTTTCATTAATGTTTCGCCAGCCTTATCGGTAATACCGTTATAAGCAAGTTCCGGTGCTGACTCCTGAGTGTCTTCACCGAAATTTAATTTAATAAGTTGTGGGATTAAAACTCTATTGATCACATCGCGTATAGTGTTCGCATACATTTCAATGCCGTCTAGAAAAAAGTCGCTTTGATCTTTAGATAATGAGTTGGCACCGCTGTTACCGCCCGTCCCTAATTCTAGAAACGACGCAAGTATAGCGCCTGCCATTTGCTCGTCTTCATATTTAATAGAGCTTTGTAACTTGCCCGGGTCGAAACTACTTTGAGTTAATTCTAAATCCCAACCGTCTGGGAATATAATAAAAGCATCCTCGGCACTAGTAAAACCCTGTAGTACTTCAACGGCTGCCTTATACTCCTCGTCTTCAGACTTAATACCCTTAGGGGATTTAAGCATTGGCGTGCCGATAGCGAAACGCTCTATGCCTATCATCTTTAATTCCATGATAAGCAGTTTTCTTTTATACGGGCCGTACAATGCGCGAAGCAAAGGAAAACCAGCGTTATCACCTTCAGGCTCAATGTATACTTGTAATAAAAATTCGGCTGGTATGTCAGCGTTTACTTTTATGTCGCCGTTCGACTCTTGTTTTACATTTTCAAGACAGCCCGTTACAGAGTCATAACACCACTGTGTAATTGTTGTTTGTTTTCTAAATCCCAATTGAGCTAAACCAGTGTAAGGTCCTAACTCCTGAGTTATTTTATTAGCGTGTACCATTTCAAATAGTGCGAACCCGTGAGGTACTGCTGTCAGTGCTTCGTTTAGAAACTTCGGCCAGTTGAGGTCCTTAAAAAGTATCTGCTCAATAAGTGCTGCACGCTCTAAGTCGATAGCGTCATCACTTGCTGATTGGATACTCCACTCTGCTGACTTGATCGGGTTATTAATCGCAGCCAATACTTTTTTAATTTGAGTCTCTGACCTACGCATTTTGTCGTAGAGTATAGAGGCTTCAAAACCTTGAAGTGCTACTATGTGATCGTCTGTGTTTTGAATTTTACCTGAAATGTCAGAACCTGATGCACCGAACGGTTGATCGTGTCTGACTACTATCTCTTTGTCGCCCTCGTTTAATTTAACGGAGCTATCGTTTTTTTGTTTGGCCAAGTTGTATCCCATGTTGCAAAAAATCTAAGTTGTTTAATACTCTCTTGCTTTTACTCGCCCACTTCGGGGTTTTCTTTTTGTTTGTCTAGCTAGCGGTGTTGCCCCCGGCTTGCCTCCAAAATTACCATGCTGAACGCCAACATGCCGACCGTAGTTAGCTAGGGCTAGGCTGTCCGAATAATCCGGCGACGACCTGCCTGTACGCTTTTTGTAGTCAGCTTTAGACTCAATAACAATTCTGCCCTTTGAGTCGTACTTGTGTTTAATCGTCGGTAACTCCTCGAAATAAACACTCTCTTTTTGTAAATATAACACAGTCTTCAGGTCGTTAGATAATAAATCAAACATTTTCGACTTTAGATTTACATAACGCGCCTTGTCCTGTTTGATTAACTCGGCGTCGGTCTCGTCTGGGTTAGCCGGGCCAGCGCCGAAATGCACTTCTACAATCTGCACGTTTTTGCCTATCGCTTTGGCTGTTTGAGCTTCGCGTAACGCATCAACCACCCCAGAACCCAAACCAGTGGCATCAATCGTGACTATAGTTTTTCTAAAAGTGTCTTCATTAATCATGCGGACTAAACGACCCGTTATATCCATGGTGTCACGCTTGACCATTACTCTAGTATCGATATGGGCAGCACCGATTAGCTCTGTAAAAATAGTTTTATCCTCGCCGAACCTAGCTACATCAACTCCGATACATCGAGTATCAAATTCAGTGTAGTCAGACGTTCTATTTGTCGCGTCTTCAATATACTGTAATTGAATAAGCACGGTGTCGTCTTCAACGGGAAACTCGCCGAATACTTTAGATAAAGATAACGGGTGGTCCATGCCCCACCTCATTAGTGAACCCATAACCCATTTAGCTGTTAACAAATAACCGACCGGCATCTTATAAGCATCAAACTCATTCAATCGCGCCTCGTCACCCAACATAGATAAGCGGTCTAGCTCGTCTTGTACTGACTCTTTATCTACAAAACCGTTAGCGATCATGTTCGGGCTATCAAAGCAGCTGATTTTAACTTTATGCCAGCGCGGGTCCTTAAAACAATTATAGAACTCACAGTTTCTAGTCGTCGGGTTGGCGATCGCAACGAATTTAACCGAGATACCAGAGGTCATCAAACAACCGAGATACCAGAGGTCATCAAACCCTCTGCCATAACCCATTGATCAACTGTAATGCCAGTGGCCTCATCAAATAAAACCATTATATGATCACTATGAAAACCCTGCATTGAGCTTGATTTTTGCTCTTTAGTTTCGCCCGCCTTATCGGCCACCGAAAAACCTTTGGCGTACCACTTGTCAGACTTTGTAAGACTCAAGTTTAATAGACGGCCACCTAACGGTAACTTGCTTGTTTTATAAGCGTCTCGAAGTTCGCCCCAGAGGAGTGTTTCAACCTGCCTTGAGGTCGGTGCTGACGTGATGATAATAGAATTTCTAAAGCATGTGAAAAACCATAATGCTATGCGGGCAACCTCCCAAGTCTTA